AACCATTATCGGCACAGGTACCAAGATATCCAGTACGCTGTGTAGTTTGCGACCCGGTTCTGTTCCTATCAATAAACCCCCCGAATGTAACTTTGACGAGTTACGGGACGACATTTAATTAACGCTGTTTAAAATAGCAGGCTAATAACCCACATGGCTAACCATGCAATCAAACTAACTGCACCAACAAAGCCCCAATTAAAAACTATGCTGAACACAAATAACCAGAATGCCAACTTGCGTAATCCTTTGAGATCATCATACGAAAAGGCTGATTGGCCACTAGCTTTACGGGCGTTTGATTTATCTGCATGTTGCTCATGGTGATACCAACGACTTAAACCTAGTAACTTTAATAAATTTCCAAACATTTAACATTATCTCTTTTCTTTATCAGACTCGTTACCATAATGTAATGTTATATATGACACCTGTCAATAGTTAAATACAAAAAATCCCCCACGCCGAAGCGCAGGGGATTGATTATACTATTTTTTGCTTGTTTGTGAATCGGATTCTGACGTTGTTTCAGTTTCAGAAGCTGCAGAACTATTCACTGTAGCAGCTGCGGATTTTGGTGTTTGCATTTCGTCAGCAACCTTATTAGCAGTCGCTTCAACTTGGCTTTCCTCATCACTGTCAACCGCTGGTGCTGTCACTGTTTGAACGTCAGTAATAACGCCCAGCATACCAAGAATCGTTAATACAGTGTTGACAACAGCTACAATGGCTGACCAGTCACCAGTAAACTTAATACCAAACATGGCCAACACTTGCTGAACTAGCACAATCAATAATGAAATAATTCCAGCAATTAATTTACCATTTAAGCTTCCATCAGCATTCTTAAAACTAATTTTTTTCATAATATCCTCCTATAAAAACTTTTCTGCGATATAAATAACTAACGTGACGAGCACGCCACTAATCAAGACACCGATAACCCAATTCTGAATCTGAGTAATCCGCCCTATCTCATGTTCGACCTCAATTGATTTGGCTAGTGCCTTTTCTGCTTTGTTGCCAATATCGTCAACTTGATTTAACTTTTCTTCGATGTTTTCAACTTTCGTTTTGGTGGTGGTCACGTCCTTTTGGATATCCATTAGTAACTTAGTTGTGTCGTCGTATTGCACCATTACCGCACCACCAATCGCTGGCCAGGATAGATAGTGGTGTAAATCGACTTGCCGTTTCGACTAGCTAACGCATTCATGCTTAGGCCGTTGCGTTGTGCAATTGTCCACCAGCTGTCACCATACTTAACTGTGTAATACGTGTGAGCTGCACCACTCTTTACATATTTCAGCGTATTGCTTGTCGGCCCGGTTACTAGATAGCCATAGCCATTTAATCTAGGCTGACGTACCCAGCGATACCCGCCCTTAATAATGGCTTGATCAGTCTTTACCGTGGTTCCAGCTGGCAAAATAGCGATTGTGTTTGATGACGTTGACGTGCTTGTGTGCAGCTTAACCGCCGTCTTGAGTGTGTAAGTTTTAGCTTCCTTGATCCACTTGGATGATGCAGATTTCTTGTAAGTGTGTTTGTTGGCTTTTTTGTTGTTGGTCTTAACTGCATCCTTATTAGTTGGCTTTACCGTTGATTTCTGACCGGCAGTGTAGTGTTTGTCATTTAATTGGCTAACATCGAAGCCACCATAGCTGATGCGGAATCTAGCCGTTGATGACCACTGCCATGCGTGGTTATTTGAATACCAGTTCTTGCCGCTAGCCACATACGGGTAGGCAGCAATCCAGCCAGTTTTATTCTTGATGGTCATTTTGTTGTTAGCCCACGATCCGGAAGTGTAAATGTCGGCCCGATAGCCAAATTTCTGAATCTCTTTCATGAAGGCGGCATTATTGCGGTCGTTGGTTGCTTTGGATTGGTAATTTTGTTCCTCAGCTTCGACGTCGGTCGCTAGTACCGCGCCAACTGGCAGCCCTGCCACTTTAGCCGTTTTACCGGCGAAGTCAGCTTCGGCAATCGCTTGAGCTTTAGTGGCGTAGTGTGCAAAATGGTAACCATTGATATACATTCCCGCTGCTTGGACATTTGCAATGTTGCTGGCAGCATACGGATCCTTGTACGTACTGCCTTCACTAATCTTGACCGTAACAGCCTTAACACCGAACTCGTTACGCATGGAAACATACTCTGCCGTTGACATGTATCCGTTGTTATTCGACACGTCGACCATATCCATGCGAGCAGCATGACTGGTAGTATTACCCAATAAAAAGGCCATAAAAATAGCGCCCACCATTAAGATGAACGCCCTTAATTTGTGCTTATTCAATTGTTTTCCTCCTATTCAAGACTACTATTAATTTGGAACTGTAACGTTGACTCACTAGGGTAAATTGACGTTCCGGTACTATCAACCACCCAGACTTCTAGCTGATAGTCTCCCGCTTTTAAGCCGGTCATTAAATCCGCTGTTAAAGCTAGCACGATTTGACCAGTTGTTGGGTCGGTTAAGCTAGCCGGATTAATAGTGGCCGATTTAAGATAGCCACTATCGTTACCCAGTTTAGCGGTAATTGAAGTGGCGTTAGTTAAGTCCGTTGCCACATTATCATTGCCACAAATTAATGTGAAGCTAGTGGTAGTATCGCCAATTTTAACCGTTTGTGGTGAAGTATCAATAAAACTAAGCGTTTTTGCCATCTTTTATGTTCCTCCTTCTCTTTCTTTTTAATTGTTAGGCTGTTTGTCCAGTGCTTTTAACGGAACCTGATTCTAGGCTATCAGATAAGTTATCGGCTACCGTTTGAAAATCATTCCGATCTTTGCGTACCTCAGCCTTGCTCTTATCATATAAGTCTTGGTCGGTAATTTGTGTTGATACCGATGTGTATGATAGTCCTTTAGATACGACAGTTGAGAATGTTGCCACCTGTTTACCATCAATTGTTGATACACCACTTAGTGAGATACTTTGATTAGTTGATAATGCCATGTTTATCTTCCTCCTATTTGCTTTGTTCTGATAGAATAACTTTGTATGATGCTACTTCCACTTCTAATTGATTAACACGAGCCGCACGGCTAGATGCTAGTTCTTGTAGAATCTTATTGTTGCGTTGTTCTGTCTCTAATTGACTTTTCAATTCTTCAACTTCATTTTGTTTAGTCTTATTATTTTCCACTGATTTGTCCTCCTAGGTTCTCAATCAGTTTATTTCCAATAATCTTTGTTATATCAAAAAAATTAGTTTTTAAGAATTCTTCATCATTTAATAAAATGAAGCCCTCTGTATATGTTCCATCTGAGAAAGAACCTGTATAACCAATTTTTCGTTTGGCTACACCGTTCCCTAAATTATCATTGTTAGCAAGAGTGATTGTTGTTATCTGTAAGCCGTTCATTTGTTTGCTCCTTCCAATTTACTAATTCTTAATTCGTACTCATTAACTTTATTATTTAGCCTTCTAATCACTGACAAAAGCGGAACCCACGCTCGATCATATTGAATACCCTCTATTTCATGGTTTTTACCATAATTAATAAACATATCCAGACCAGCATCCCTTAGTTGTTCAGCAATGAGACCATAATATTTGTCAATCGAAGATTTTTCTATTTCTTTTCCTGTGTTTAGTTGCTCTGCGTACAAATCTACAGCATGTTTGTCGTTCCACGTTGCTAAGTGTACATTTAACAATCTATCGCCCAGGGTTGTTTCAATATCCGGATTTTTAATGTTGTACTTATACTTTGAAGCGGAAGTTGATCGAACTAGATGCCCATTTGCAGTGATATTGACATTTGGTGCGCCACTCGTTGTAGAGTTATATATGAAGTCACTTAATACGGCTTCATTTCCAGCATAAGGTCCAACTTGTAAACCGTAGTGGTCACCGTTACTACCAATCTGTAGAAGTGAATTTCCATCGCTTGTCCCAATATACTTAGTAAGTACACTAGAAGTTTGAACTTGTGGAGTTTGTAAAACATTACCTAAATAACTAGCAATACCATTTCTTGATGTGTAGTAATAACCTGTTGGATCTATATAGGTACGCTGTCCAACGTCAGCGTTATTTTGTTTGAATAAATCTAGTTTGATATACCCAGGAGCAATTTCTGTCCATTGAGAGTTATCAATTCCAGCTTGGAAAGTATAATTATCATTCATGCCACCCCATTGATTTCCAGTATATGTTTGCATACGTCCTTTAGACTGTAGAACACCATGGTTAAAGGTCAATGTTCCTTTATTCTTCTTTGGCAAGAACATCGAAGTTGGTTGTGTGTAATCAAAATCTTCGGTAAACGTTCCATTCAATCCGAGGTTGAGTTGTGGAGTAGTCAACGTACTTGTATTCAAATTGACAGACGTCAACGTTTTAGTATTAATACCGTTAGCAATTAAGTCGTCAACATTGATCTTGTTAGCTGTAATACTGTTTTCAACTAATTTATTACCATTAAGACTGTTAATTTTAGCGTCATCAATACTTGCGTTAGCAATCTTAGCGTTATTAATTGCCCCATCCGCAATCTGCGCTGTATTGATAGACGCATTGGCAATCTTAGCTGTTCCAATAGTTCCGTCTAAAATGCTTGTCTTACCATTAATGATAGTTTGAGCAGTATCCATCAAGATAGTATTACCATTCATATTGAAAGTAGATGTGGAACCGTCCGCGTTCTTAATACCTAAATGAATATTACCAATTGAAGCCGTAATATCTGTTTGTGACAAAGTGGGAGCCGACCATGGCATTGCAATTGTTCCAGCGTTTACTTGGACTTCGGTGAAGAACAAGCCACTGTCTTTACCATCTGTAGATCCATTATTATCAAATCTAAGATATCCTTCTTCACAATCTCCAGTGTTGAATACCGCTTGCACTGTATCTACTTGTGATGACGATAATACCTTCTTGCCCTCAATTAATATAGTTTTATCATAACCTGTTGGAGAAGTTGAGCTGTATTTTCTACCAAAAAACCAAACATCCATGCTTGGAACATTGCTTGAAGCAAACCCTTTAAAAGATATAATATATTGAGTGTTAGGCTTCACTGGGAATCTTTCCGAAGATATAAAACATTCTGAAGCTGATTCTGGAGCTGGTTTTCCTCCTTGGTTACGCAACATAAAAATATTATCTTTTGCATTATGGTAAAAAGCATGTGTTGTAATACTAAAAATATTCTTAGCACCACCAGCAACCCAATGGTTTGTATTGATAGGATATCCAGAATTAGGAACTAAGCTACTACCAGCCATACTACCTACTACCGCTTGATATTGGTCAGCTAGTTGCGTAACTTGACTTTGACCAGCCTTACTATTTACTTGAGTTTGTAGCTCATTTGCCGTTTCAGTAAATGTAGCAATGCTATTTAGCGCTTTATCCATATCTGTCTGTTTGGCAGTTAGCCTTAAAGCATCGCTTAGTTGATCAAATTCTGTTGCGGTAGCTAAATCTTCTGGAGCTGGCGACCAATCGGTGGTTTTATTGCCCTTTTCAAGTTGATAATGATGAAAAGTGACTTTATTACCTTTAGTTCCCCCCATCGTGCCAGCGTAAACTAACAATACAGGGTAATCTTTAACAGCTGTGAAAGTGTATTCTATTCTTCCATTGACTATAGGTCGGTCACTAGCTAATGTTGTTAAACCGTTATTTGGATTGAAAGTATTAACACAAATCTTGTCAGCTTTACCTACGTTGACCGTAACCTCTGAACTAAACGTGTATTGTTGTCCAACTTCTAGGCCTGAATAAATTACACTATATAAATATCCGCTATTTTTGACTGTATCGTCAATGACCACATCACTACTACTATTTTTTATTAAGTTAGTTCCACCGATTGAAATATCATCGATTGTCTTAATCACATTCTTAATTCCTGTAGTATATTCATTTTGGTATTGTTCTGTAGTATTACTTAGCTTAGTAACATCTTGCTTAACTAGGTTAGCGGTGCTTAATGCTGCATCAATATCTGGTAAGTGAGCGTTTAGTTGGTCAATACTAGATTGTGCTTTCTGTTGAGCAGTTGCAGCGTCTGATTTTGCTTGAGTGGCATCCGTTTGAGCTTGACTAGCAGCTTGCTTTGCTGCTTCACCGGCTTCTTGCGCTTTCTCGCCGGCTTCCTTTGCATCATCTCCAGCTTTTTTAGCACCATCTGCTACTTGTTGAACCATATTAACAAAGGCTTGAGAGGCATTCTTATCTGCCGTAGCAAAAGCTGTAAACACACTATCTAAAGTATCTCTGTCTACAGTTGAAGTTATATTCATTTCCTTAAACAGTGGAGTTACAAAATCCGTCAAATTACTCATAGCAGTTTCTAATTCTGCTGTAGGTAAATCGACGGATTTTAATTGTTCGATATCAATGTTATAAAGCTCAACATCTTTATCATATTCTTGTTTTAATTTTAATTTTTCAGAGGGCGTAAGTTTGTTATCACTATTAATGTCATTTACGTTACCCACTGCTTCATTAGCGGTATCTTGTGCCTTGATAATTTTAAGGCCGTCATCGGTTAGAATGACCTGAGTTGCGTTAGATTCTGCCATTTAATTCACCTCCCTTCTATTTAGGGTGTCAGCAGCTGCCCTAGTTTTGACTGGTATTGAATAGACCCGTTCAATTGGACTATCATTGACCCAACAGTTGAACGTTAACAGCAAAGTTGAATTGCCTGCTGAATCATAAATTGCTTTTACCGTTTCAGGTTCCATCACGTCATCTGCAGTCTTAAAGTCCATATCAAGCATTAAGTTAAGGGCGAACTCTTGACCACCATGCACAACATTAACGCCATACAACATGCGATTATCGTGT